ACCAGTTTCATCTTTTGGTTTGATGAGGGCATTTCTCTCTGCCTCATCAGCGATTGCCTGTTGTTGGTCAGAGGCAGCATTCGCTTGATCCTCCGCAGAGTTTATCATCGATTGGAAGTTATTGGTGAATGAGTCCCTTATACTGTTTAGACCCTCATTATTCTTCTTAAACTGTAATGCTAAAGATTGACCAAAAGACCTATTCTGAGACTTCGCTGTCTCAGATACAGCAGAGGATAACTCACCCGTCTGGGTTTGTATATCAGAGGATAACGTTGCGGTCTGGTTATCAATGACCTCCTTGTTATCGTTTCTGTTCTCCTGTAGTCTAATGATTACGTCTTTAAAATCAGCCATCTAATTATTTCTTTTTATTTGTGAATGCTTGTGAACCAAAGAAGGCCGCAACGATACCAGCCACAGCGACAAAGTATGTAGGTGCCATATCACCAAGTATCTGACTTGCGGTATCTAGTTTAGCGATTACTGCCAATACTATTGCCGCAGGGTATAGTAACAGACCTGCTAGAGCAAACCAAGTCATCTTACGTTGAGCGTCTCTCATAGCGTCAGCGTCTTCCAACTCTTTACGTTTAAACTCCAGATACATCTTATGTTCCTCTGGACTTACCACACCATCACCATTACTATCTGCTGGGTGTGTTGTTTGTGTCTTTACTTCTTCAGCCATGTTATCTCCTGTTCTTAGCCTGTGCCTCTCTATACTTCTTATTCTCTTCCTTTATATGTTCATTCAATAAAGCAAGATAAACTTCTCTTTCATATGGTAACATGTTTTCAATCTCAGTTAACGACCAGTGGTGTAACTGTATCATCTTAAAATTCAATTCATAATATTGTTCTAAATTAATATGAGAGAGGCATATTAAAAAAAACTTTGCATACCTTCTAATACGACTTTACCTTTCTTCTTTGTCTTAGGGTTAGTCACATTAACGACATGCTTCAATCTAGGCATTGTGGCAAAGAAGGATTGGATCTTAGCGAACTGAACCTGCGTTAGGTTCTCTAGGAACTCCGCAATCTCTTTCTCAGATAAGTCATCTGCTTCATATGTCTCAATACCATCTACAATCTGGTATATACATTGACCAGTCATGGCGATAGTATCCTCTGGTGATAGTTTCTTCAGGTCTCTACCTGAGAATGTCTTCACGGTTGGGTACTTCATCACCACTGATACTGTATCAGTTAGGTCAATTGTGTTTGTGTGTCCATCTTCTACCTCGACCTCTACTTTAGATAGGTCAACGGTATGTTGAACCATGGTCTCATTATCATCTGGACATTTTAGGTTGAGATTGACTTTCTCACCAACTGCTTTAGAACGTATCTTTAGAAAGATGTATTCCATATCGAAAGATGGATACTTATCTGCTGATATCTTGCCAAATGTACAGTTATTAATGATAGTCATTAATGCGTCAATCATCTCCGTGTCTTCACCCTCTTGCGCTTGTAGAAGTATCTTCTCTTCCTTAACAAGAAAGGGTCTAAATTTTATCTTCTCGTCCGTGCTAGGGACCATCAAATCAAATGTTTGTGTATTTAATAACGGCAAAGCCATAATTTAATCTCCTTTATAATTTAAAATGTAAATGGTGGAAATACTTTGCCACCAAATACCTTACCAATTGGTATAGAACGTTTCAGTTGACCAACAACTTGACGTCCTGCCCGTCTTAATTCAGGTGGTAGACTATCTAAGAATCCACCTCCTGGTTTAATCTCTCCTGATGATAGTCCGCCTACTTTGCCAAGACTATCGACATCTAGGTTGAAATTCAACCAATCTCTATATGCGAATGTAACGTTAATCGCAACAAAACCATTCTGAGAACCACTATCGTAATTGACTTCCCCTATCGATGTAGGGAATGCTTCTCTTAATCTAACACCATATGTAGCACTATCTCTATCATTGGTATCATCAAACTGTCCTAACTGAAATATATCTATATCACCAATATACTCTTTGTAGAAGTTAAATAACCCTGTCTGGTTATTATATATTGAACCCTGCCACATCTCAAAGAAACGTCTCAATCTCAGAAACTTATCACCAATGAATGTTAGTTGGACATCACTATATTGTACCTGTGTGGGGTATTTGTATGCCGCACCAGCGATACGATATGGACTCGTATTCAATGTTCTACTTGGCATTGTGGCATTGGTACATAACAACGAAGCGTCTGGGCTCATTATCTTATCTGATTGCATGTAATCAAATGGTCCCGCAGCCTGGTCATCTATGACCACACCTGCCCTTGCTTTAGCATTCGTTGATTGTAATAATTCTTGTAAGATTTTACCCTTTGGTAATCCAACGTTGACGAGAAATCTAGTGTTTCTTGCCAGTCCCTCACCACGACTAATCGCTGACCTAAATCTATTGATTGTGGTCTCTGGGTTGGCACGTTGTTTTACTCGTGGATCACCTGGTATGTTATCATACTCTCTACCACGTGGTAGACCAACTCTTATATCAAATGGTCCTAAACGTTTTCCTCCACGAAATATGGCCATCTTATACCTTATGTTTCTTTCTATTCTTCATATGTGCCGCTTCGACATCATCTTTAGATTGTCCGTAATACTCTACAGCATGACCTGCTTTACATAACGCACTATTCACAGACTTACCATCCACGAATACGTCACCAAGTATTCTACCAAACTTACCAGTCTCATCGCCCTTGTAAGTCTTTATAGAAATCTTCTTGCCCTTTGCCAATGCTTCTTTTAGAAACTTCTTTGACAACATGCCATACTTCTTCTCTATCTTATCACTTGTCCTACTCTCTGGTGTGTCGATACCAAATAGTCTTACTCTACTGTTATACATTATGTCGAAACCTAAGTCTAACAATACGTCTATCGTATCGCCATCAACAACCTTTACCACTTTGTTGACACGATAACTGAAATCTGTTGGGTCACCTAACTTTGCCATTAACCTGCTCTCCTTCTAGCGTCTCTATGTGCCGCTGTCATACCTGCTTTCTTAAACGATTGAACTGGCATGAATATTGCGGGTGCGTAATCTAATTCATCTAATCTATAGAACCCACTTGCGAACTGTGAACGTAGATAATGTTTAACGCACGGTTTGACGAGTGGTATATTCTTCAACTTCCTATAATCACCTTTGAAGTTACGCTTCGCTAGTGTCTCTAACAATCTCATTCTCATTGGTATTGGTAGATAGTGAAAATTGATACCCAAGAAACCACCTTTCGCTGATTGTATGGGCATGACTAATGGAAATATATCATAATATGGTAATACTGATTTGAGTTTAGGGTCATAACGAAAGAATGATAGCACATTACGTCCTGGTGTCTGTAGTATCTTACCCTCTCTCATCAATCGTCCTGCGGATATACGACTTGCCAATGCCTGTACCTTCTTACGATACCAAGCGAGTGATAACTCCCTATCTCCTACATCGTCTCTTATTCTATCAAATATAGTTGCCATGTTCTATTTATGCTGTTACACTAAATAATAATATGAAGAAGGTTAAGAGAATGAGTAACAAGATGTTGATCCAGGGTCGATACAAGGCCAAGAATCCATCGAAGTATAAGGGTGATCCATCTAACATCATATTCAGGTCATCATGGGAACTCACCTGTTTCAAGTATCTGGACAACAATGCGTCAGTTATCAAGTGGGCGAGTGAGGAATTCTTCGTGCCATACAAACACCCTATGACAGGGCGTATTAGTAGATACTTCCCAGACATATGGATAAAGTATCGTAACTCTAGTGGCATTATAACAGAGACCGTGTGGGAAGTCAAGCCTAAAAAATACACAGAACCACCACGTATACCAAAACGTAAGACCAAGTCATGGGCATACACAGCGGAACAATTCGTCATCAATCAGGCAAAGTGGAAGGCAGCAGAGGCATACTGTAAGAAACGTGGTCAGTCATTCCAGATAATAACAGAGGATCATCTCAAACATTGGTCGACTATAGCATAAATAGTTAGACATGTCAGACAGTTTACAGAGATTAAAGAGTAGGGTAAAGGGAGCGATATTTGGTGCGTCTAACAAACAGACATCAGGTACAGGTCCAGACCTATCACGTGGTAGTGTATCACCAGCATCTACGGCACATTTAGACTTATCAAAGAGTAAGTTTGATTTTGGTATACACCAATACCCAGAAGACCTGGGTAACAATGATTTTGGTCACTACATACTATTCCACATATTCGAACGAAGCACATCAAAGTATGTGAATCCAACCTTCAACTCATCAGCACAGGTACTAACCAAGGTGTTAGATGGTGTGGATCAGACGGTGGATACCAACATCAACTATGGTAAGGC